CAAGTCGATCCCACGTGCTCGAACCGCATGGGCGGCAAATACTTCCGCATGACCCGCAACGGACTGAACTGGCAGCCCGGTCACCCCATGAAGGGCGAAATCAAGTGCATGGCGGCGGGCAAGACCTCGAAGGACGGACTCTACGCCTCGGTGGTTCACGCCGACGAGCACGGTCAGGCGGGCTACGTCAACGCCCACTCCGACATGCAGGCGGCAGTCGATACGTGTTGGGGCTCAACCGGTCCGCGTCGTGAAAAGCTGCTGCTCCACACCACCACGGCAGGCCGCATCAAGGAAGGCCCGTACAAGACGAAGATTGAGCAGGTGGAAGCATCGCTGCTGGGCGAGATGCAGTACCCCCTCGGCCAGCGCATCCGCACGCCTGACGACTACTGGTGCGCCTTCCTGCTCCAGCTCGACAAGTGGGAGCTGACCGACGACCTGACGAAGCTCGACGACCCCGAACTCTTCAAGAAGGTGAACCGCTCGATCGGCACCACCGTCCAGCCCACCTACTACCGCGAGCGACTGCACGAAGCCGCCACCGGCACCGAGGACACCAAGCAGGAGGTGCTGACGAAGGACTTCAATATGTGGCAGACGGGCAGGATTACGACGTGGATGAAGGGCGACAGAATAAGGCCGCTACAGATAGCCCGCCGCATCACCGATTGCAAGATGATGGATGGCTGGCAGAAGGTGTATTGCGGACTCGACTTCTCGCACGGCGACGACCTCTTTGCCATGACATTCCTCGCGGTCAACTACAAGGCGCAGACATCGAGCGACATCTTCTTTGCCGACACCATCGCGTGGGGGCTGGAGGACGTGATGAAGGACAGCCCCAACCTGCCGCTGTACGAGCAGTGGATTGAGCAAGGCTGGCTGCGCGTCGCCCCCGGTGAGGTGTTCGACTCGATGCACGCCATCAACGAACTCGCGGCCATCGTGGAGCAAGGCATCAACATCGTGTCCTTCGGCTACGACCCCGCACAGAGCATCCAGCCCATCAACCAACTCAAAGCGTGGCTTCAGACGCTCTTCCAGAAGCGCAAGGACGTGTCGGCGGCTGAAATCGCCAAGACCATACAAAAGATGGTGGTGCCCGTGCCTCAGACCATGATGGTGCAGAACCCGCGCATATTGGAAATCGAAGAGATGATCAAGCGCAACGACCCGTTTATCTCATTCAGTGAGAGTCCCCTGTGGCCCTGGTGCTTCGGCAACTGCGCCGTGGAGGTCAACGACTCCACCAACCTGCGCCGCATCACCAAGGGCGGCCCCGCACCCTCGCACAAGATAGACCCGATACATGCGCTGATGGATGCCGTGTATCTGTTTGATTTGGACGAAGGACGGGTGGAGCAGTAGACCGCGCCACAGCATCCGACCAAAGAACTAATGGCGAGTTAGCGCTCTCGCAAGTCGCGATGTCAGGCTTCGGCCACATCGCGGCGCTTTTTTATCCCGGAATGGAAAGCCGACAAAGTGGTGCAATCGGCAGGCGGTTAAAGTGCCCAGGTGAGCGGTGGTTCGACTCCATCCCATTCCACTATGCGCAGCGGCGCAGAAGCAGCGGGCGAGCAATCGCCCATGAGTGAGTTTTCAATTTATGAACAACGCTTCGTATTATTAACAAAAAAGAGGATGAAAATGCATTCTCGTGGGTGCGAATCCCACTTAATGCGCAACGGCTATCATTCGGGCAGGGCGACTCTAAGAGACCAAGGCTTCAGATGGACTGCGAATAAATTGCGAACGCTGTTATTATACCCTTATTTAGTCACATTGGCCCGCCAGTGATCAAAAGTGCGGCCAGTACTTTGGCGGGAGGGAAAGACCTCCACCCCCTCGGCCACTCATCCGAGGGGATTTTTCAAAAGAGAAATGTTTAACCAAATAAAACAAAAGGAATTATGAAAAAGATTATGATTTTCGCAGCAATCGCTGCAATGGTATTGAGTAGTTGTGCCGACAGAAAGACCTTCAAGAAGGCCGACGGCACGGAGTTCACGGCACAGCCTTACGGATGGATGGACAAGAACGACTACAAAATTGACGGGGTGCAGTATGAGGTGTGCGCTGGCAATCTTGTTTGGAGCATCCTGACGGCTGAGACTGTTGTAGGGCCTATTCTGCTGACAGGTGTAGGACTCTACGAGCCAGTATCGTATGTTGAACCACAAACAGCATCGGCAGACAAATAGAACACGAATTTCACGGATTTATAAGGAACTATGACAGACAAACAGAGAAAAGCAATCGAATTGCTGAATCATTGCAATTCGTGGCTCATCTTATCGGAAGAGCAGGCAATCAATGACGAGGAATACATGTTGCTGATGGATTTTGTTGTAGATGGTACAAACCGCGACGAGAAAAAGTTACAGCACGTCTATGTATTCCATGATGACGAGGACGGCGACATTATCACCGACCTTTGGACTTGCAGCGTTCCAGACGTTGGCGAGTACATGATTATCTGGGACAAGGGCGCACATCATCATTATGAGGTGACAAAGCGCATCTATGGTGCCAACGCTGAAGAAAAGGTCGGCACTTGGAATCTTTATGTATCACCAAAGAAGAAAGGCAAGAAATGAAAAAAAGAAACAAAACTTAGTATTACACTCCACATCGTAGCCATGATTATATTGGCTGCATTTATGTGGGCATTGGCCGACTACAAGGCCGCACTTATTTCATTGTTAGTGTATGTCGCTTGTGCTGCTATCCGAGAGATGGGCAAGCAGGAAGGACAACGAGAAATGCGTGAGAAGTGTCTGGAGAACTTTATCGAGGGAGCGGCAAAGGTGGTGAAAGATACCGACCTTGCGATGAAGGCTCTCGGCATTGACGAAGAGACACAGCAGAATATCCGCAAGGCTCGCAACATCGTTCATGCGGCTCATTGCATGGATATGCCCGTGCCTGACAAAATCACAATCAGAAAAGAAACTGAACCGCAACCGCCATCGTTTGAAGAATCGCAAGGCGAGAGTTGTTAAAACTTATAAAACAATACGAATAAGGAACCATGAAACGAAACCTACAACGACAAAAGGACGAGCCATTGCATAAATGGCTCGACCGAGTGACAGAAGACATCCTCTGCCATTGTACCGACATGGACAACTATCGCCCCGTCTTGCGTGACATACTCGGAGAAATCAGCAAGAAGTCATACATCGACGGGGTGAATACTGAGCAGAAACTGGAAAAGAAGTATCATAAATAAAAGGAACTATGGCAATAGATTTCAAATTATTAAGCGCACTAACCAAGGCGCGAAAAGTGTATGGCGACAACTACCTGATAGACCTCGCCATTGAAGAAATGGGCGAACTGATTGTGGCAATCAACCACTACAGGCGTAAACGTGTCGAAGCAAAAGCGGTGCAAGAGGAAATTGCGGACGTGATGCTGGCTTTGAAGGAACTCCAACATATATTCGGTACAGGTGACGTGATAGACATCTATCGTGCAAAATGTGAGCGATTCGAGCAACGTGTGGATAATGACGAAAAGAAGGAGGGCGAAGTATGAGACGATTCATATATATCCTGATGTGGGTGTGCATAGTGCTTGCTGTGTTTTCACTACCCATTGCTTTTATTGATGGATTCGATGTGCGATTCATCATCCACACTTTCACGTTTTCGCTGAATGCGGTGTTAATGTACTATCTTCACAAACTTTCAAAAATGAAATAGCGTATGATTACACGATACAAGATGCAAGTTGACGACATTCTGCACTCAGAATCGCTCAACTGCTACCCTGCTGAAAATCAAGCGGCAAAGATATTCGTTGAATGGCTGAAAAAGCATCCCGAACATTCGCCCGACGATGTGGATATTCGCATCGACTCCTACGAACGAGAAGAAGACTACTACGGCAACGGTGGCGGTTATGACCAATACGTTCGTATATTCAAGAGACGCGAAGAGACACAGGCTGAGTATGACGCACGAATAGCCAAGGGAGAGACCGAAAGTCTCGACAAGTTCAAAGAGAAGTTGCGCTTTCTCATCACCGACCTCATTCACGATTTTAGCATCTACCCCAATATGGTGAGCGACGCGATAACGGCTCACACCAACGACATCGAAAATGCCGTGATGGAAATCGTTAGTAAGAAGATTTATCAGAAGAAAGCATAAAAACTCATCGCATTGAGTTTGCAAACTCAACGTGGTCAGTTTGACAATTCAACGCGGTCAACTATAAGATTGACCACGGTCGATAATATTAAAAAACTATGAGCAAAGGGAAACCAAGGCACAACACCGACAAGCCTGCCAATAAGTACGGCGACCGATGCCCGTACTACGAGGAGTACGCCACGGGCAAGGTGGGCTGTGAGTGCAAGTCGTTTCACGGCGACTCGCTGGAGTGTAAGGGCAACCGCCACAACTGCGTAAAGGTAAAGTATCACCAATGCGCCATCGACAAAAAACATCACAAAGCAAAAGATTATCCAGAACTATGATTATTATCGAAACAACCAAAGGGCCTCACATGATTAACGAGCGTGAGACCATCGGATGCTCATTCGACAAAGAGAAAGGAGAGGTCATCGTGACGTACAACCATGAGCCGCGCGAGGTAGTGAGTTTCCACGATGGTGTGCCTGTCAGCCGACGGGAATATCCTACCGTAACATTTACCGAGGTCGAAGATGTAATCTACGTCACCGACCAGAACACGGGAAGTTATCACTACAACGGCAGCGAGATTGAACGCTTGCAAGAAGTGGTGAAGAATGACGTTAGTTTTCAAAACGACCTTATGGTCAAGTGCAATCAGCAGAAGACGGTTATTGAAGAGTATGCCTTCTTCCTGCGTCGCGTCTCTCCACAGCAGAAATGGCACAAGTTTTTGAAATATGAGATGGAATTGCTCGACAAGAAAGTGCGCGAGAATTTCCCAAAGTTTGACGTTTATTTAGGTCATAACGACGACAATATTTAATCGACAGAAAAATGAATAGCGAAGAAAAATCAATGAGAGGGTGCTGGTGGGCTCTGGTGGGGCTCATCGCACTCAGTTTCGTAACGAACATCTATTTTTTGAGTAGGCCCGAGCCTGAGCCGACGGTGGTGATAGAGCGCGACACGGTGTGGCGCGACACCACAATCTACAAGCCTGTGCCGGCCGAGACGGTAGACATCGGCAAGACGGTGTATCTGCGCATCCCCTACCCCGTGCCATCGGGTCGCGACACCATCCACGACTCCATCGACGTGCCCATACCCATCATCCAGAAGCGCTACGACGACTCGCTCTACACGGCATGGGTGAGCGGATTTGAACCGAACCTCGACAGCATCAATCTCAGACTGCCGACGATAACCGAGACCGTCACCAAGACGATAGTAAAGCCCGCCCCTCGCCTATCGCTCGGCATACAGGCCGGCGCAGGCGTGGGAGTGTTCAGCCGACAGCCCGACATCTACGTGGGCATTGGCGCACAATGGCGGCTGTGGCCTAAGTAAACCCACGGCCAAGAATCGACCATATTAAAAATAATAACCCCTAAAAATTGAACGGAAAAATGAAAAAAGTATTGAATTTCGCAGTTATCTGCCTGTGGGTGCTCGGCACCATCGGAGGCGTGGGCTACGGCATATATGAGGGCGCATACCCCATAGCAGCCGGCTGCCTGGTTAACGGAATCTTGGCTCTGCCAACAGTAAAGAAACACTTCGATGAGTTGACAGCATGACGATGGAGAAGGTTTTCGAATGGCTATCGCTGACATTCGGCGGACTGATAGGATGGGTGGTTGGCAGGTTTGAGCCTGCCTTCCCCCTGATGATCATCGCCACGATGTTTGTGCTGTACGACGCTTGGAGCGCCTACGAGCTTGACAAGCGCGTGCATATCATGTACCCGAAGAGAAAACGCGATAAGGCTAAGTTCATGTCGTATAAGTTCCGTCAGGTGATACCCACACTGAGCGAGCGGTTCGTCATCATTCTGCTGGCCTACTGCGTCGAAAGGTGGGTGTTTGTGCACATCAACGTGCCCATCTCATACATCGTAGCCGGCATAGTGTGCGCCGAGCAGATGCTGAGCATAGCCGAGAACAAGGCGAGCTGCCGACTGCCAGGCGACAAGCACGCCCGAGTGTGGAAGCTGCTGGCCAAGGTGCTGATAGACAAGACAGCGAGGCACTTTGACATCGACGCTGAAATTCTCGATAAGGATTTACAGAATCTGGAGAGAAAGCAACAGGAAATAGAACCCTCTAATGAAGACTTGTGAATGATGAAGGCATCGCAGACATTGATAGACAAGCTGAAGAAATTCGAGGCTTGCGTGCTATCGGCATATAAGGACAGCGCAGGCGTATGGACGATTGGTTACGGCCATACCGCAGGCGTGAAAGCGGGCGACAAGATAACCCAATATCAGGCCGAGCAATTCCTGAAGGAAGACCTCGCCAAGTATGAAGCAGCAGCCAGCCGAGTGAAACGACTGACCACCCAGGGCCGATTCGACGCGGTGGTGGACTTTATGTATAACTGCGGCATAGGCAACTTCGACAAATCGACTTTGAAACAATACATCGAACGCGGCAAGGCCACCTGGGAGATTCAGGAGCAGTTCCTGCGCTGGGTGAACGCCGGAGGCAAAAAGCTGGGCGGACTCGTAACCCGTCGCATCTGGGAGGCCGCCCGATTCGCTGAATAAGATATAAGGTTAATAGTAATATTTATAGTTTTAGGTTTTTAGTTATTGAGGTATTTATTACGGGGAGGCAGCGGCCTCCCCTTTTTTTTTGTGCCCATACGTCAAGTAAACCTGTGGCCGAGAATCGCGCGATAAGAAAAACAGAATGAAGATATGAAGTTTCTATCACTCGAATTTATCAAGAAGCACTCCCGCATCGACTTCGACTGCGAGGACGACCTGCTCGAAATGTATGCCGACGCTGCCGAAGAAACGATGGCGCAGATACTCGGCCGAGGCAATGATGCCGACGAGCTGGTGGAGAGTTTGACCGAACAGTACGGCAAGATACCAGCCCCCATCTATCAGGCAGGGCTGCTGCTGGTGGACAACAGCTACACCCACCGATCGCCATCAACCCCGCAGCAGATGTATGCCGTGCCCTACGGCTTCGATATTTTAGTTAAACCCTATATGAAATTGTAAAACTATGGACAAGACAAGAATATTGCAACAGGGCGAAGAGGCGAAGTTCAAGGTAGCCATCAAGGACTTTGATCAAGAGGCCAACTACTTTGGCTTGAAGCTGATATACTGCTATCGCCGCAAGGAAGTGAAAATCGAGAAGGCCGACATGCTCGAAGACTCGGGCGGTGCGTGGTACTTCACATTCCCAACAGATGGCATTATCGGTCGTATAGAAGTGGAGTGCACCTGGCACGTGCCAGACACCGACTTCGAAGAGGGCTATCGCGTGGAGACCGACCGACAGTATCTGGCATTCGTGGCCGACACGCCCGATCCACAGCTGATAGTGTGCCCATCGGTAAGCGGCGACCGCCCCGTGACATACACCCGCGAGATGGAATCGAGCATTGCCGACCGCTACGACTTCCTGATGGACTCAGAGCAGCGCATACTGCTTACAAGCGACCTCGATATAATATTGGTAAACAAGAGTAACAACCCCGCAAACAACAGATAAACGATTATGGCACAGACTGGATATGTATTGGAGCAGACAGGCGAGCAGGTACAGGAGATACTGAACACCGCCACACCACAGACCTCGCTGGAGGCCGAAGTAGAACGCGCACAGGGAGCCGAGGGCACCCTACAGGACAACATAGATGCCGAAGAACGAGCCCGTCAGCAGGCCGACGGCGAACTTCAGCAGGCTATCAGCGACGAGGAGACCCGCGCCCGTGCAGCTGAGCAGGCCAATGCCGGCGACATCGACGCTATCGAAGAGAAGATACCCGCACAGGCATCGTCGAGCAATAAGTTGGCCGACAAGGATTTCGTAAACAGCAGCATCGCTACTGCCAGCGCCACATTCCGAGGCACCTACAATCTGGTGACTGATTTGCATCTGAGTGTGGGAGCCACCCGCGCCGCCATCGCCACCGCCTTGGCCGGCACCATAGCCACAGCCGACAACAACGACTACGCATTTGTGCAGATACCAACCGCCACCGCCACACCAACCGAGATCGCCTCGATAGAGCGTTACAAGTTCGATGGCACGGCGTGGGCCTTCGAGTATGCACTGAACAACTCAGGCTTCACCGCTGCACAATGGGAGGCGCTGAACTCAGGCATCACCAGCGGGCTTGTTGGTAAGTTGCAAGCCCTGCCCACCAATGCCGATCTGAACACCATGCTGAACGGTAAGGCCGACAAGAGCACCACCTACACCAAGACCGAGACCGACAACCTGCTGGCTACCAAGGCTCCACAGAGCACCACATATACTAAGACGGAGGTAGACGGACTCGTCGGCGACGAGGAGACCCGCGCCCGTGCAGCTGAGCAGGCCAATGCCGGCGACATCGACGCACTCGAAGCGCTCATACCATCGCAGGCTTCGGCTCAGAACAAATTGGCCGACAAGGAGTTTGTGAATAGCAGCGTGGCCACCGCCACCGCCACTTATCGCGGCTCGTTCAACGAGGTGAGCGACCTGAGTCTGACACCAGCAGCCTCCCGCGCCGAGATAGCCACCGCACTGGCCGGCACCATAGCCACAGCCGACAACAACGACTACGCATTCGTACAGATACCAACCGACGCAGGCACACCAACCGAGATTGCCCGCGTGGAGCGCTATAAGTACAACGGAAGCGCCTGGGCCTACGAGTACACCCTGAACAACTCAGGCTTCACCGCCGATCAGTGGGATGCCATTAACTCGGCCATCACCAGCGGACTGGTGGCCAAGCTCACCGCCCTGCCCACCAACAGCGAACTGACAACCCTGTTGGCAGGCAAGCAGAACACCATCGACGACCTCTCGACCATCCGCAGTGGCGCATCAGCCGGTGCCACCGCCTATCAGAAACCATCAGGCGGCATTCCATCGACCGACATGACAAGCGGCGTGCAGTCGTCGCTACAGAAGGCCGACAACGCAGCACCGCAGAGCACCACTTACACCAAGACTGAGGTGGATGGACTCATCGGCGACGAGGAGACCCGCGCCCGTGCAGCTGAGCAGGCCAATGCCGGCGACATCGACGCGCTGGAGGCACTTGTGCCGACACAGGCATCGGCACAGAACCAGCTCGCCGACAAGCAGTTTGTTAACTCATCCATCGGCACAGCCACCGCCACCTATCGCGGCTCATATAATCTTGTGAGCGATCTCAGTTTGACACTGAGCGCTACACATGCGCAGGTGGCCACCGCCCTTGCATCGGCCATTGCCACAGCCGACAACAACGACTACTGCTTCGTGCAAGTGCCCGCCGATGTATCAACACCAACTGTCATCGCCAGCGTAGACCGCTATAAGTTTGACGGCACCGCGTGGGAGTTCGAGTACACCCTGAACAACTCGGGCTTCACCCAAGCACAATGGGATGCGCTGAACTCAGGCATCACCAGCGGACTGGTGGCCAAGCTCATCGCCCTGCCAACAAACAGCGAACTGACAACCCTGTTGGCAGGCAAGCAGAACACCATCAACGACCTATCTACCATCCGCAGCGGCGCATCAGCCGGTGCCACCGCCTATCAGAAACCATCAGGCGGCATTCCATCGACCGACATGACCAGCGGCGTGCAGTCGTCGCTACAGAAGGCCGAAAACGCAGCACCGCAGAGCACCACTTACACCAAGACTGAGGTTGACGGACTCATCGGCGACGAGGAGACCCGCGCCAAGGCCGCTGAGGAAGCCAACGCAGGAGACATCGACGCGCTGGAGGCACTTGTGCCAACACAGGCATCGGCACAGAACCAGCTCGCCGACAAACAGTTTGTGAACTCATCCATCGGCACCGCCACCGCCACCTATCGCGGCTCATATAATCTTGTGAGCGACCTCAGCTTGACACTGAGTGCTACCCATGCACAGGTGGCCACCGCCCTGGCATCGGCCATTGCTACAGCCGACAACAACGACTACTGCTTCGTGCAAGTGCCCGCCGACGCATCAACGCCAACGGTCATCGCCAGCGTAGACCGCTATAAGTTCGACGGCACCGCGTGGGAGTTCGAGTACACCCTGAACAACTCGGGCTTCACCCAAGCACAATGGGATGCGCTGAACTCAGGCATCACCAGCGGACTGGTGGCCAAGCTCATCGCCCTGCCAACAAACAGCGAACTGACAACCCTATTCGCAGGCAAGCAGAACACCATCGACGACCTCTCTACCATCCGTAGCGGCGCATCAGCAGGCGCAACCGCCTACCAGAAGCCACAGACGGGCATACCATCGACTGACCTCACCGCCGAGCTCCAGGCAGCACTGGCATCATTCATCACCGCCAGCACGCAGAACCTCGTGTACTACTATCTGAAGAGCGAGACCTACAGCGCTGCCGAGGTAGATCAGTTGATAGCAGCCGTTAAGCAGTTCACCTACGTGAGCGTGCAGACACTGCCAACAGCCAGCGCCAGCACCATGAACAAAATCTACCTGGTGCCATCGAGCGACCCGCAGGCTCAGAACGTGAAGGACGAGTACATCACTCTGGCCGTAACCGAGAGCGACGTGACCACCTACTCGTGGGAGTGCATCGGATCGACATCAGTCAATCTGAGCAACTACTACACAAAGAGTCAGACCGACGATGCCATCAGCGCAGCACTCACCACGGCCCTCGCCAGCTACAGCACCACCGCACAGGTGGGCACCATCGTCAGCACCGCCGTTACCACCGCCCTGGCCAACTACTACAACAAAGGCGAAGTCTATAACAAGACCGAGGATGATGCAGCCGCGTTGAACGCCACACGTCAGAAGTCTGTCATCAGCGGACTAACCGCCAAGACCGACAGCACAGGCTTTGCATCTACCGACCTGATTCAGCTCTATGCCAACGACGGCACTCCGAACGGTAAGATCAGCCGCGCCGACCTAATGGGAGTCTTCAAGGCTCTGTTACCTGGATTGCTCTCAACCCAGAGCAACACCACCGACTTTCTCGGCATCGATGCCAACGGCCTCGGCAAGACCCCCATCGCCACCGCTGCATCACTTCTGGGCGTTTGGGGCGTAAAGACCTTGCCTGTCACAGATCTTAACTCTCTCAATAGGAATGGTGCATATAGTGCTTGGTCAAGTCTTACAAATGCACCAAAATCAGACTCTAACGTTTGGTTTATTATTTGTCTAAAATATGACGGAGGTACAGACATGAGGTTTCAAATAGCTTATACTATTGATGACAATAAAATGTATATTCGCGGCTACATGAATGCTACTTGGAAAGAGTGGCGTGAATTATAAAGGTGGGCGCAAACCCACCTTTTACGAAACCCAAGCTATTGTTTTCCAATCATACCATGTTCCTCCATTTCTATATGCGACCTTGATCGTCATATCATTATATCTATCCATTCTTAATACTACAGTGTTTTGAGCACCAGAATCAAGAATGAGATATGTTTGAAACGTATCACCAATTACTCGGAGTTTCCCTGAAAATTCCGAATTATTATCACTGATATAAGTTTTTATATTACTTTCGTCGATACCATTTGGTAATGATTCTAATTTAACAAATCCTTTGCCAGCGCCCAGGAACAGTGCAATCTGGATCTCTTAAGTATAAAAATGACGAAAATGGAGCAGCTTTATGGATTAAAGCTTTGGGCAACGCAACACATAGTTATGTTATTCCAACCTCTAAAGGTTCAGACTCCAGTTTTGATGTAATACAGGAAAATCCTCCATCTGATGCAGAGGAACCTACATTTACATAAAAAAGGTGGGTATCAGCCCACCTTTATTTTATGTTGGAGCATTATAAAAAGCGTCAGCATATTCAAAGTTGCCCGCATTGACTTTGATAATAAAAGAGTTGCTATATGAAAGTAGAATCATACAACCATAGTTGTTATTATACTTGTTTCCAAAAATACAGCCTTCCCAGCCAGCAGAAATTGTTAAACTAAACAATCCTCCAGCATGTGCCTGATACCATGATAACAAGTCGCTTTTCCAACCTTCAGCCGTAGATGCGAGATGATCTTTGAATAATAACTGGCCGCCCAGAAGTGATGCAAGAATGGCTGAAAGATTCGGAAATATGGGGATTTTGGACATAAAAATATTAAAAACTTATAAAAAACCGCCCACGGGAGAACAACTTGGGCGGTTTTGTCGTATATTTGCCACCGACGGATAGCCGGAAGTCATGAGCCGAGCGAAAAGGTAAGCTATCAGCCCTT